TTTTTCTTTTATCTATTGAAAAATAACTAGTTGTGCTAGCGATAATATCTCTAATAACTTCTGTTTGATTTTGATTTTTATCTAATAAAACATCAACCTCTAAACCTAAGTCAATAACCTCACCACTTACAATATCCAAGTAGTCATTAATCATTCGATATTCGGATAAATAATTTAATATATTTTGTTTTAATGTGTTTGAAACAATACTTGTTAAATTACCATTTTCATCATATGACAATAACTTAATTCTTACTTTATTGTCCTCTTCCATAACATTTACCTTAGCTGGGGCACCATATGTTGATGGCATTGTTTCAATCATTGATTTATAGTCATTCAATGTTACCGCTCTATTTTGCGCAGAAAAGTTGTACGCAATCATTCCACGTAATTCTTCTACGGTAGGTTGGTCCGCACCACCCACAGCTGCAGTAATATTTGTAACTGATAATGATTGTGCGACCTGATCATTTATCGCTGAATTAGGCCCATTTATAATGAATTCAGAATTTTCAACGTTATTCAAGACACCAATACCTAAGTTACTTTCTTTACCACCACCAATTCTATATTTTATGAATAATGTCGTGTCTTGTTTAGGTATAGCTCCTAAAGAAGTGTTGTTTAAATAATTAGCTAAATTAACTTTAAGGTTATTTGTAATGTAGTTGTCTAAATTATCTAAAGGATTTACGTTACCTGATCCAAAAGTTAAGTAATAATAACCTTCTGGTGTATATTCTGTTATGAATTTATTATTTACTCTAACATATTCACCAGCTTTGAAATTGTTTTTATCCGATACTGCCGTTGTATTAGGTACAAAAACTTTATCTTCAACTAAAGATTTAACCTCATACCATTTATTTTCACCTGTAGCAAATTCAGTATTTGTTGGGTTACTAGTAAAATTGGTACCATCTTTATGAATCATACCACTTATACCTAAAACATTTTGTTCTGGTAAAAATAATTTAAAGAAAGGTTTTTGATCTCTTTGAGTGATTACTCTTCTGAAGATCTTTGTTACACCGTTTACAACTGGCTCCCTCTTAGTTATTGTGTATGATATAATTCTATTGTTATTGTCAAAATTCGGTATTTTCAATCTATTTGATTCCCCTCTTTCATTAAATGGGTTTGAAAAATCAATATCACTAATAGTTTCAAATATTTGTCCACCACCAGAGATTTGTACCCCAGATCTTAGAATCCCCTCATACCTATCATCATCTTTATCTCCTTTAACAGGAACAATAATGCTGAAGTCACATAAAGCAACAGACGGTCTAGAACCAGGGATTCTAATACCATATGTCTTAGCGATATGGAATAATGATTGTCTTTGTTGAGCAAAATCCAACATGGTTTCTTGCCAAACTCTATCTATGTGATGATGTAAGTTATCTGCTACAGCAGCATTTAAGTCTAATAATACAGAATAGATTGACGCGTCATTCGTATTCTGAATTACATCTGGGTAAAATTCGTTTGTTAATTTAACAAGATCTTGTCTTAGCCCAGCAAAATCACGATTAGTATATGAAATTTTTTTGCTCATATTATATATTGATAATTATAAAATCTGATGTTGAAAATGTTGAATTGTTAGTAGCATAGTCAATTCTTATTTTTGCGGTGTATGGTTTAGTTGAAGAATCACCAATTCTAAATAACCTTGCGTCCTCATCTTCACTAACTGAAGAAACACCGTCTTCTGGCTCCAACTCAGGGTTTGTAATCTTTATTGAGTTTATTTCTAGGTTAGGGATATATTTTTTTACCGTTTCCCTTATTTCTTCCTCAATACTAGCATATGTTATTGAATCATTTAAATCAAATATAAATTCATATAGTCTCGTACCAAAATCTGGTAGAAAATACCTACTTCCTCTTCTAGTCAAAAGCAAATGAACCAAATTAGCACGAATTTCTTCGTCCCTTGATTCGGTCATTCTAACATAATCTCCGATAACACTATCTCTAAACGGAAAGTCTATACCATATCTTGTAGCCATACATATAAATATAAACTAAACTAAAATGGTTATAAATAAAATTGCGACATAATTCTAAACTAAATGTCTAGAAAAATGTCGCAATATAATTTAGTGACTTGATATTCGCCCCCTGTATTCACAAGTCATGGATGCTTAAGGTACGCCTCAACGACAGCTACGCTTTGAGGGAGCCACCCACTATTTTATGATCCGCAACCCTCACATTCAAAAGGGGAGTCTGTCGGTTTTTCCGACATCATAACCACCTCAGGTGTTTGTTCGCTGATCAAAGTATTATTCGTGGGAACATTATATGTCGATGCTTGTACTTGTTCAACAGGTTTTGTTGTAGCCATATCCATACCTAAACCTTTTAATGGGTCTACAGCTGATCTGGTTCTTAAATAATACATACCCGTTTTTAAACCTAGTTTCCAACCATATAAATGCGCTGCAAGTAATTTTGGTTTAGTTGCGTCAGCAATAAATAAATTCAATGATTGTGATTGATCAATAAAAACAGATCTATTTGCAGCCATTTGAAGAATTCTTTTTTGAGACATTTCCCAAACTGTTTTATAAACTTCTTTTACATCAGTAGGAATTTCAGGAATATTTTGGATAGACCCGTTTTCCATCATTAATTTTTTCTTTAGGTCTTCATTCCATAAACCTAATGTCATTAATTTTTTAACTAAATGTTTATTAACAACAATAAATTCGCCACCTAATGTTCTTCTTGAATACATGTTAGTTGTAAATGGTTCGAACGCTTCATTGTTACCTAAAATTTGTGCAGTAGATGCTGTTGGCATCGGAGCAACTAACAATGAATTTCTAACACCATAATTAACAACCTCTTTTCTTAATGATTTCCAATCCCAACGTCCAGATAAATCACTGTCTTTTTTACCACAGATCTCAAATTGGAAAATACAT